GCCTTACCTGTTATGCCAAGGGCTTTGCCGAGTGTAACGACCCAGCCAACAATCCCGGTCAGGTACTTCAACAGGCCCACAGCAACGACGGCGCCCAGGCCTATCGCCATTTCATCAAGGTAAGGGATCAGCTCAACCAGGCCGGTAATCACCACTCCCAGCAGCTCGGCCAAATCCTTTAAGCCTTGAATCGTCTCGGGGTCGCGCAGGGCTTTTGTTGCATCGGTCAGCGCCGCCGTTAGCGTGTCCAGAAATCCGCTTTCAGCAACCGCAATTTGCGCCTGCTCAACACCACTTTGAAAGTCAGCCAACGCCGCTTTCGAGGTTTCCAGAGCCTCGGGTAATTGCCCTGCGAATTTTTCATTCAGCACATCGGCTGATTTTATAATCGAGTCAAGGCTGCCAATTTCGCCGCTTTCCATCGCCTTGAAAAACTTGTCGGTCTCGTTGGCACCGAAGCCCATGGCCTGGGCAAAGACGTTCACAGCGCCAGGGAGGTTGTCGCCTAGTTGTTGCTTAAGCTCTTCGGAGCTTAATGTGCCCTTTGAAATTGCGTCACGCAAAGCCTTAAAGGTACGCTTCATTTCCTCGTTTGATGCGCCCAGCACTCGGCCAGCTTGAACATAGGCACTGAATATTTTGCGCGTTTCGCTGAGCGCAACCTGCCCTGGTGGCAGGCCCGCGACAAACTTTGAATACTCGCCACCGACGCTTATCAGGCTTAATTTTAAGCGCTTGGCCTCACTGGTGAGAAAGGCCATTTCATCGGCTACTTTCTGCTGATCACCTTCAAAGAACACGCCCAGGCGTACCGCAATACTCTCTTTCTCGCCGGCTGCCTGAAAGACACTTTGTACCTGATTGGCGATGCCGTACAGACCGATATAGGCCGATGCCAAGGCCAGAATTTCACCGCGCATGCGCTGCACCGGTCCCAGTGCCTTACGGGTTTCAAGGCCGAGTATTTTGGTGCCACTGGCGCTATTGCGGGCAGCATTACCCGCCCCGGCCTGGGCCGCCTTTAAACGCTGTGCGCTTTGGGCCAACTTGTCCTGCGCTTCATCAAGGCGGGTAACGTCCACCCCCGCAGCCCGCAAGCTAGTGCGCAGGTCGTTAAGCTCGGCCTCACTACCGGCTATTTGCTGCTCGGTTTTGGCCAGCGCCTTACCAACTTCGCGTATCGATGCCGCTGTATTTTTATCAACCGGCCCCAGGCTGGTGGCCAGAGCCGCACCGGCTTTATCGGCTTCACGGGCCAATAAGATGTAGTGCTGTGCCAGGGCTTCAATCTCGCCCTCTAACTTATTAATTTGGCCGGTGGCTTTCGGGCTAAGGGTGACATTGCCCAACTCAGAGGCCAGGCGCTTAACCTCAACTGCCGCCAGGCGCGAACTGTTCGCCGTGTCACGCATGCCCTTTAATTGCTTGGCAACCGCACCGCTACTCACAACAGAACGGTTGAACGCTTCCTGGGCGACCTTCGCCTTGCTCAGCGCGCTTGCCGCTAGCTCTTGCTGGCCCGCATATTTCGCCAATTGGCGCTCGGCACTTTGCAGGCGCTGGGTTTGGCTAGCGGTCTGCTCGCCATTAGCGCCTTTGGCTGCTGCCAGTTTTGTCACCCGCTCTTGCTGCTTAAGGTACAGCGCGTTCATGCGGGCAAGGCTGGCTTCGGCCGCTGCGGTATTGGTGGTGGTGCGAGTGCGCTCGGTGGCGACCAGCTCGCGCAGGGCGACACGTTGGGCGTCGTAACTGGTGCTGAGCTTTTTCTGTTGCGCTATCGCCCGGTCAAGGCTTTGGCGGTTTTGTGCCAGTGCCGCCGCTGTCGCCGCCTCTTTCAAGGCTTTGAGTTTAATATTGGTCTCGGCCAGCTTGGTCGATGTTTTCTCAGCCGCTGCCGATAACTGCTTAAAGTCTTTGGCAATAGCCGGGTCTACCCCCGCCTCGCGTGACAACTTACTGGCATCATCCAGCTCTGCCAACGCAGTGCGCAGGCGCCCAGCCTCTTTCGCCAGTGCCTCGAGCTTACTTTCACCGGCTACCAGCTTATCGATGGCTTTGGCGGTTTGGTCTATGCCCTTGTTGGCACGGCTAACCTTGCTCAGTCCATCGGCCAACTCGGCACTGGCTTTTGAACTGCCTGAAAAAGTGGTTTTCAGGCGCTTTTGCACGTCCACCAGCTCGTCGCTGAGCTTAATAACGTCCTTATACACCAGCGACATTTCATTGCGGGCTTTCAGTACCAGCTCGACGGTATTGCTATTTACAGCCATAGAAAAACCCACCTGCGGGCAAGTGTTGAATCAGTGAGGGGGATAAGGGGTGGTGTATGGGGTAGTGACAGCTGCTTATGACTTGTGCGCGATGCTCAGTAGCTGGGCCATCACTTTTTCAAATTCTTTGTGGGCCTTTTCCTGCCCCGGTTGGGCAGCGGCAATGGCAAGGTGGGTGTAATAGCTCTGGTTGTGGGCGACAAGGGCCTGGCGTTGCACAACCAGCGAGTGCTCCCACCACAAACGCCCCAGGGGGTAGCGCCGGGCATCGCTGTGCCCGACCGCTAATAGCGCGCTTACGACTCCACTGAGTTCGCTATACCAGTGCTCGCTTCGCCGACCAGTCCCTGCGTCATTCTGACCACGCTCATCACCAGCTCTATCAGCTTTCCCAGGCCGCCGGCTTCCTCTACCGTCATTCGACCAATGTTGAGCAGGGCTTCGGCCTGGGCGGCAAGATTCATTTTCGCCACCTTGCCGGCCTGCTCTGGCTCATCGGCTGCCAGGGCAATGGCCAGCGCCATAACCTCGGGCAGCTCGGCCAACAGGGCCAGTGGGTCAAGGTTGAAAGCCCCTTCCATTACATCGCCATCCAGCCCATCAATGAACCCGTTGATCTGTTCACCATAGGGGCGCAGTAGCTGCGTAATATCGTTAAAACATAAACCGCGCACGGTGAAGGAGGTACTACCCACCCCCACCGTTGCCGTTTCAATCACCAAATCGGCGAGTGACATAAGTACCTCTGGTTAATTACTCGGGTTATTTACTAAGCCTGGTTGTCAGGCTTAGTGCTTAAGCGCGGCCCTGGCCAATAATGGCTTCGGTGGTGGTGTTGATCTTGTTAATGGCCACAGAAAAACCAATTTCCTGCCACTCCTCAGACTTCAACTCATAGTCACCATCCGGGCTAAGCTCAACGCTGGGGTAAAGGTAATCCACCTTGTCGCCATCGGGGTTAGTCGATTCAAAAAACAGCTCGCCCTTCACCGACTCCGCACCCGACAAAATAAGGCTGCGGGTTTCAGCTGCGGGGGTGTAGTCAACATGCAATACGTCAGCATCAACAATACTGCCGCCCTCTGCTGTGGTCTTAATGTACAAAGTGCCCATCACCGCATCGAGCACAAAATCAGTACCGTCAACAAAGGTGGTGGTGTCGGTGTCGTCCTGCACCACTACGGCGCTGACATTGCGCACGCCCATGCCATCGCCAATGCTGACGCCCAGTTGGTAGTAAAGCCCTTGCAGTACTGTGATAGCTTCATCGACCACAGGGGTAGCGCTTTGCACAAAGCTAGCCGCGCTACCCAGCAAAAACATCGCTACGTTTTCAGGCGAAATATTGTCGGTGACAAAACTGCCCGAACGGCTGGTTGACAGGGTGGCGGTTTTATCGGTCTCGCCAACGCCGTTGTCTTTGTTAATGTGCTCCAGCGTCTCAGACTCAATTGCGTTTGAAAAACTGGGGGTGTGGCCAAGGTAGCGCCGACCCTGCTTGGTGGTCGTACCGCTAACGAATTGATCAAAGTACAGTCGGCCCGCGCCGCGTGTCAGGTTGTCTACAGCCATGATGTTTTCTCCAAATTACAGGCATAAAAAACCCGCCAAAGGGCGGGTCGGGGGTCTTGCTGGGGTGTTTCGCTAAAGGGTCTTGCTTAAATGCTGCTTAAATAACACCGGCCGTTTTAAGCCGCTCGGCCTGGCCGTCGGTCAGCGAGGCTTTTTTGCCAGCTGGCACCTCATCACCCTGTTGAATAATGGGGTTTTTTAAAAGGTATTCTTTACGCTGCGCCGGTTGTGGCTCTACGCTCTTGGTGTTTGCATCGCTTAATTCAGTCATCAGGGGTTCTCCGTATCTTCAATGTAGGTCAGTGTAAAAGGTAAAATAAAATAGCTGGCGCCATAACTATGCTTATCGGGTGGCCGACAAAAACCACCGTCCATCACCAGCTTGGTAATCAACCCGCCGAGCATCGCATTTGGGTATTGGCTCCGCTCATGGGGTTGGGGTACGAAACGCACCGCCGCCAGGCAACGTTTTACATCGCGTAGCAGGGCATGGCAGGCATCCGTTGGGTTTAGCGGGTCGGGTTTAACCCACCCGCTGATATACAGTGACCAGCTCATGGCGCTGGTGTTGCCCCTTCCGGGGTAGTCTTGAATACCCTTCGGGGCCTCTTCAAGCAGGCTGACAATCGGTAGCTTGCCCATGTCTTCGCCATCCATCAGCACCCGGCCACGAAACACACTGCTCGCCATGTCGTGCTCGTAACCATTGGCGATGGTGATAGTGGCCAATAAATCGGTGAGCTTTTTTTGAATCGTCAAGCGTGTGCTATCGGTCATTATTTGCCCCTTATGGTGCGTTTAGTGGCAGCTTGAAAACGCCGGCTGAAATCTTTGCGCATAAATTCACCCACCTTCGGTGTAATGTCGTGGCCCACGCCCTTAAACACCTGATTAACCGACGGGCCATAGAGTAAATAAGAGGTTCCGCCTTTGTCTGCCCGCAGCTTAGGTAGCCCCGCCACCCCCTTGCGCCTACCGGGGATAGTCCCGCCCGGTGCCACTCGCACAGCAAGGCCTCGGTTGGCGTTATTAATGCCGGTCAGCCACGCGCCGCGCAGGGTGGTGGCCGATTTTTTACGGCTTACCCGCACCCGCACACCACCGCGCTTATAGGCCTGGGGGTTACCCACCACAAAGCGGGCCAGCGATGTCGCCCTGTCACGGGCGCTAATGCGCGCCTCGGGTTTTTTCGTGGTCGCACTTTGGCTGACAAAGAAACGCCCACCACTGTCTAAATAACCAGCTGGAAAGGCAATCTCATCAAGCATCGATGAGCGACCTATGTCATGGGCATACTCTGCCCCGGCATTGATCGTTTGCGCCGCAATGCGCCCAGCATTGTCGCCGAGCTCGCGCAGTTCCTTACCAAAGCCCTCAAGGCCAATGGTTTTTAATTGCACGTTTAACATCGCCTTACAAGCCCACCGGGGTTACGTCGCACACCTGCCAATTGCCATCGGCGGGGTGCACGGCCTGCACCTCAAAGCGCGTCGCTGGACTGTCGAGAAACAACGCGACACTCACCTCCAGCCCCTTCGTTAAGCTATAGCCGCCCAGCGCACCCAGGTCGAACAGTAGCTGGTCATACACCACCATGCCCTGGCCATAAATAAAGCCATCTTTCAAGGCATCCTGCGCCGCCAACTCCTCGGCGCGGTAATGGCGTACACGGGTCGGCTTATCTTCGGCCTCAAAGTGCGCGGTGGCCGGCACACTAAACTGCTGGTGAACAACGGTTTTAGCGCGCTGGCGCACACGGCGAATATCAAAGGCCATGCTTAGTCAATCAAGCCCGCATTGCGGTAGTAGTCTTCCTGCGCGGGGTCGAGGGATATTTCATCACCGGCCTCTAGCGCACCCTCGGCACAAGTAACATCAGCCAACAATATAAAGGCCTCTTTACTCGGCTCAACCAGTTTGCGCGTTGTCTTCTGTCCGTCAGCCGCCGCGACCGCAGCGGCAAGCTTTTCGTTCAGGTCTTTATTGCTCGCTGTTAGCTCGTCAACAGCAGCGGCCAGGGCTGTGTTTTCTTCGCCCTTCGCTATGACTTCTGCGCTCAGCGCGGTATTTTGTTCAATCAGCGCTGTGTTTTCTTCGGTTAGCACCGCATTTGTTTTCGACATGGTTTTTCTCCCGTTCAATCAGTAAGCATTTTGTTTAGCAGGGTTTGGCGGGCAGGGATGCCCGCCGCATCATTAGCCTTAGTTGCTGGTGAAACCTCGGCGCAAGACACGCGGGCGAGTGCAAATAGGCAGCGGGTTGCTTTGTGCTTCCAGGGCTGCACCCTTGTCGTTGCGGTCGGGGATCAACTTCGCGTAACGGGGCAAGCCTTTCGTGTTCACCGTTTCGTTATAGTCGGCAGGGGCAAACCAGTTCTGGAATAACCCTTGCACACCAACGGGGAAAAACCGCACATCGCCAGTGGCAATAAACGGCGTACCGTTCACCGCGCCTCGGTAGTTTTCCCAGGTAATACCACCGTAGGTAAACGAGTCGTAAACCGCCCCACCCTCTCGCAAGAAAGCACCATCCTGCTGGCGCTCATAGGCGGCTTTAACCTCGGGGTGTGTTGTCAGCTCGTCGTAGAAACTATCACCACAAAGCGCGTGTACTGTGGCCAGTGGCGATGCCCCAAGTTCGTCAACCATGCCCCGCACTACCTGATTACACAGGCTCTTGATATTGGTGGTCGATGTGCCCAGTACAAAGTCAATATCGGCCAACTTGGTGACATTAAACTCGGTGTACAGGTCGTATATTACCGTCGAGCCATCGGCATCTAAAAGCTCACCTTTGATTGCGCCCATGCGCAGATTCTCAATGGTCGCGTCAATATTTGCGTTCATGCCGTCGAAGCGGGACATCACTTCGCTTAACAGGCTTTTCGCCTGGTCGTCCTGGCCAAATTCGCGCACATTTTGCACTTCGTCAGCATTTATGTGGTCGTCTGGCTGAATATGCACCGTCCGCAAATCGCGCATTTTGCGTTTGTCCGGAGTGTGCTGTACACCAGGGCCGCCACGAGAAGTGGTGTCAATCAGGCGCAGTGTTCCTTTGATATTTTCAATGGCGACGGTGGTGGTGCTAATGCCGGCGCTGCTAAACAAACCCATGCTACCCAGTCGACCGGGTACAAAGGGACGCTCATTGACGGCAGCGGTTAGGCTGCGCAGTGTAAAGGGGTTGCTGGTGAAAACGTCTAACATGATATTGCTCCAATACCTGCTAACTCACAGGTAAAAAAAAGGCATAAAAAAACCCGCCAAAAGGCGGGTCTTAAGTGGGTTGGTGTGTCGCTTAGCGGCTGATAATGCCCACCGCCAACAGGTCGACAGTGCCGGCATCGATGGCACCCTGCGCCTGGCTATTCCAGCCAAGCTCGCTCGCGTTAACCTCGGCATCACGGGCCACCAATACGCCAGCCACATCAGCGGTAGAGGCATCTACAGCGGCGTACAACACCCCCGCAGCGGTCTCACTGCCATCGGCAGCAGCATTGTTGTAAATAGCGTATTTACTCGTCGCAGTGATCTTGCCCACTACGTCACCGGCCGCCAGTGTTTGGCCTGAGACCACGGTAATATGCTCTCTCGAGCGGCTACCGTTGGCCTCGGAAACAATAAATTCGCCAGCGTGGCGGCCCTCTGTTAATTCAGTCATGGTGCTGTCCTTTTAAAAATTGAGTTCGCGTACCGGGCCGGTTTTCAGCCCGCGTTTAGTTTTGCGTAAATCGCGTCACTGTCGATCACTGCCATGGCGGTATCGCCATGCTCGTCACCCTCACCAGCACCCACATTGGCACCACCCCCAGTCAAGGCCATGGCTGCGCTAAGGGCATCAGCACTAGCGCCGGCACCAGGGTTTTGCGCCTCCTCGGCTAAACCACCCAATATGCCGGCGGCAGTTTCCCCAGTCATGCCCGGTTGTTTGGCCAGGTGGGCGGCGCTCGCTGCCCGGCCAGTGGCCTCGGCGCACTCGATAATGGCGAAAATGCGCTCGCGCTCAGCGGTTGCACCTTGTTCAATGCCGGCGGTAGTGGCCGCAGCGGTGGCGGCTGCTGTGGCTTCGTTGAGTTGTGCTTGTGTATACGTTGAGGCGGCCTGGCCTGCTTGCGCGTCAGCCGCCGGTAAGTTTTCTACTGTCATAACAGTTGCTCCTACTAATGTTGAGCCGGATAGCTCGCGTTTGAATGCCTCAAGCGCCTCAAGTGGGGCTTGCATGGCATCCGCCAAACCGATCTCGATAGCAGCGTCAGCGCCAAACGTGGCAGCCTCGGTATTGCGCACGGCGTCGGAATTCAAACCACGGTTTCTCGCTACCGTGGCAATAAATAGTTCGTGGGTGTGGTCGATACTGGCCTGTACTCGCGCCAGGGTTGTGGCGTCCAGGGCCTCGAGCTGATTGGGCTTGGCCTTGTGTTTGCCGGCGCGAATAATGGTCGCGGTAATGCCCTCGCTCTCAAGCATCTTTGAAAAGTCAAAGTGCACGGTCAGCACACCAATGCTGCCTACCCCGCCGGTACGCGCTACTACCATGCGCTCAGCCGCACTGGCCAACGAGTAGGCGGCAGAGTAAGCGTGCTCGTCGACAATCGCCAAAGTGGGTTTGTCGCCCCGGCTCTGGTAAATGTGGTCGACCAAATCAAAGTTGCCCGACACCATGCCACCACCTGAATTCACCCAAAAGGCGATGCCTTTCACCATCGGGTCTTTCAGGGCCATGTCGTAGCGCACTCGCAGTGCGTCGTAACCCGTCCAGTAGTTGCCGTAATAATGGCTGTCGTGCTCGAGCGTGCCCTTAATGGTAATAATGGCCACGCCGTCTTCCAGTCGATAGGGGCGCTGCTGGTCACCCCCAATCACCCGGTCAAAGTCAATAAAGGCCACGGCCTCTGCCACACTGTTGCGCCGCATGGGCACATGGCTGCTGGCCTGCAAATAACGTGCAATGTCATCGCTGACCATTAGGGGCTGGTTGTAATAGCTCAGGCGCAAATCGCCAGCATCAAGACCTGGCTCAATCATTGTTGTTGCCTGAATTGTTGTCGGTGTTGCTACTTGAATTGCCGGTTTTGTCGTCGCCATTGTCATCGTCGCCCTCATCGTCGTCATCGTCTTTATCCACCACTTTTATGGTCGATTTAGCGCTATCAGTGGGGCGCAGGCCAATGCTGTCGGCATAGTCTTGTTCGCGCTTGCGCTGGTCGTAAATCTCGCGCCAGTCTTCGCTCGCGTCGGCGGCAATTTTGGCATCGGTCAGGATGCCGTCTTCTTTCATTATCCGGTTCGCCATGGCTGCCTTGAAGGGGTCGATCACGGGTTTTGGTGCGCCCAGCCAGGTACACTTGGTCAGCGCTTCTTTGTTCAAGCCGCTGTTAAAGGCCAGCACATCAAAGCTTGGCGGCAGGCTTTCAATCGTGCCCTTACTAATACTCTCTTCCAGCCACAGCGCATAAATATCGGTGGCCAGTGGGTCAGCCAAAAAGGCCTTGCGGGCCGACATAAACTTCCGCGTTTCGGCAATCGCTCGGGTGGCCGATGCCATGTTGGTTTTGGTGTAATCGCCGCTGTACTCTTCGTAACTCATGCCGGTGGTGCGCGCTTCGTGACGCAGCAAGCTGGCCTCAAAGCTAAACTGTGAATTTGCCGCTGCCGCCGCTCGCTGCATGCGCAACTTGGTGCCGGGGGGCAGCATGGGTACTTTCACCCCATCGAGGTAAACGCTTTTGCCACCCAGCACCTGTGTTATTTGCTTAATTAAATTGCCGTAAGCGGCGCTATCGCCATTCTCGTCTTCATCGCCACCCATAATGGCGCTGGCCACTTCGGGGGGTAGATCGGTTTCAAGCGCGGCGGCATACATGGCGTTCAGCGCCACGTTCTGCAACTCCATGTCGGTGAGCTTTTTACGGGTACGAATGCTTTTGAGCGCCGCCACCAATGCGCCATAACCACGGCTTTGGTCGGTGCGACGTTGTTCTAGTATGTGAATAACTTGCTTGCGGCCCCAGGGCTTAAAGGCAGGCACGGCGCGCCACTTCATTAGCCGGTAATGGTGGTGCGGGTCGTGCGGGTGGCCCTCGCGTATGTGGTAGCGCCGCGCACGGCCCCAGCGATTGGTTTCACGGCCACCCCTGAAATTAGCGCGCTCTGGCTGGGTCGGTGGGTTGCTCAAGCGCGCCGGGTCAACCATTTGAATGGCGGTGCTCATGGGCCGACCATCGCGCAGCCACTCGGCAGTGGCGAGTATTTCGCCGTGCTGGGGGTACTGCGAGCCCACCGCAACACGCAGCAGGCCGGTAAAGGTATTCACCCCCGCCGCGTCAACCCAGTGATTGGGGCTTTCGGCCCACAGGGTAAACTTGCTCTCTACCTCGTCGGCAAAGTCTTGCAGCATGGCGTCACTAAAGCCCAGGCTGGTGAGGTAGTTTTTATCGGGCGCGGCGTTGAGCTTAAAGCGACTACCGACAATGCTGTCGCGGTACTTGTCAGCGGCGGCGGCCACATAGCCATCGTTGCCACCCATTTCAATGGTTTTGGCGTCAAGGTCATCTTTTACATCAAGCAGGGCGCCATCGGCAGACTGCTGGGCCGGTTGCCAGCTGGCTATTTGCCGGTCGAGCTGGTCGGCACCACTAAAGCCACCGCCAATGCGCTGCTCTGTGCTGGGGCTGTCGGTGACAACAGGCAGTTGCTTGGCACTCTGCTTCATAAGATAAACCCTAATGGCCGTCTGGCCTTCGCGGCGGCGCTGCCAGTGGCCACCTCGAGCTGGCGAATGTACTCGGCCAGCTTTCCGGCGTTAGCTGTGTTGTACTCCACCCGCTCGCCGTTCTGGTCGACCGCTACACGCACCGCCTGCCCGGTTAGCAGCAGGTGGTATTTTTCACGGGCGTCAGCAAGCAGCGCAGCGGTTGCGGTTCCGGCCATAAGGTGAATCTCGTTTAGGGTGTGTGTTTTTGGTGGGTCGTGTTAGGCTTTTCTAGTCAGCAATCAAGCCCTTGCAAAACATGCAATAACGCTCGTCAAGCGGCGTCCCCTATTGGGGTGTATGGCAATGACGACAAGGTTTAGCGTCGGCCAGAATCCAATTAATCATAGCTTCTGTTTTTGCCGACTGGGCTCTGGTGGCAAAAAAGCAGGCGCTAAAGCTGCGCGATGTCGGCACGTCCATAATATCGACCAAATACGGCACTCGTTCGTTCTTCCAGGGGCCGGTATAAGTAGCACTATTGCTCGTCATGGACGCATCCCTCTCTTTTAGTTACAGCATGTCGGCGCCCAGCTCGGCGAGCGTGGGGCCTTTGGGTTTTTTCTCTGCGGGTTTTTCAGGGTTAAATACCAGGGGGTTCTTATCCCATGGCAGGCAAAAGCTCGGTGGTTTTCGCCAGTTCACTTTTTCGCAATTAAGGTGTAGCAACATCGCCAAAAAGTAGACCAGTAAATCCCATGCCTCGTTTCTGCCCTTGCGGTGCCATTTACCCTTGTCGTCGCGGGTCTCGGCGCACAGCTCGTCAAAGAAAAACCGTTTGTGCTCAATAAACCAGCTCGGGAAGTTAATATAACCACCGCCGGGTATATCGCGGTCGATAAGCAAATTGAGCCAATCTTTTAAAATATCGGTGTTCAGCATCAGCACCGGCACCTCGCCACGCGCTACCGCATGGCGGTTACCGCGCTGGCTGTTGTCCGGTGTTTTGCGCTCAATGCGCGGGGCATTAGGTGTGCTGCCGCCTTTAAGCAACATAAAGCGCTGGTGTCTGTTGTGTTTGCGCAAGCGCCGGTAATAGCGGTAGGCCATGCTGGTCACACCGGTTTGCCCGCCGGAATCACAAAACACCATTTTCATGCCCATGCGCCGGCCACTGTCGTCAGCCAGGGGGTAGCTTTTGTCAATCACCTTCTCGGTGATCAGCTCCCAGTCTTCGGCGTAGGCGCCGGGGTTTACCGGGTAGGGGTCGCCTGCGCTGTCTTTGCGTTTGCTTTTGCGTATCACAAAGCGGTCAATCAGATACACATCCCAACTATCGGCGCCGGGCTCTATGCCCAGGCCGTGTACCTGCACCTCAAAGTTGTTGCCGCCAATATCAATAGTGGCGCCTATAAAGCGCACGTTCTCGGGTATTACCCGGTCGCCATAATCGGTGGCCCTGTCCATCAGATCGTCGGGTATGCGGTCCAGCTCATCGCGCTTGGGTAAATGCGGCTTGCCAAAATCGATGTTGATTTTCGACTTAACCGTGGTTTCACTACCGGTGCGATCGCGCTCCTCTTCGGCCTGCCAAAGCCCGAGAAACATTTTGCTCCAGTCGTTAAACGCGGCCGCCACCCCCAGCAGATAAAAGCTGGCAATGTCTGAGCGCCGTGGCTCACCGCTAATTTTGCCGTTTTTGTCAATGCGCTGGCCTTCGATCAGCCACTCGCCATCCTGATCGGTCTTCAGCTTGTCTTCCGGGGCAATCAAGCCCTCAAGGCAGAGCGGGCATTGCATTTTTACGCTTTCGGCGCGCTCCACCAGGTCGGGTGTGGGCAGCCAAATACAGTGTTCGTCGTCGGGTTCAAACCATTCGCTGCACACCGGGCAGGGCCAATAGCGTCTGCGCCTGTCGCCCCGGTTGTAAACACCCAGAATGCCATCACAGGGCGGGGCCTCATGGGGCCGCTCCGGGCTTTGTCGCCACTTGGCGTCTTTAATCGGGTAGCTTGGCGAGCTCTCAACATAGGTCATGCCAAAGCTGCGGAATGTTCTTGT